ATCTCTAACGGTAACCGTAAAAGGTCCCACAGATAATGATGGTGTTGTTGAAAAACTAATTGTTATGTCCATGTTTTATATTTTATATTTTATGTTTTATGTTATGAAATACACACTGCGTATTCTATTAATTTACAAGTTGGTGTTTCTGGATCAGATGTATCTAAAACATATCCACTTGCGCAACTATAATTAGTACAGAAACCTTGTCCGTATTTTGAACCAGCGCCTACGTTTTCAATAAATTGAACGGAGCCCGCCGAAGCAGATGTTGTTACACCAGATATCGCCCTAGCTGGTAAATAATCACCAGTTGAGAATATAATATTTAAACTACTTGCTGAAGTTGCTCCAGTTAATTGTGCCAATGTGTTGTCATATATTTCCGCTGCGTAATCTCCAACAGAACCAGCATTATAGTTTGATAATTCAACAATATTTGGTCCGGCGTTTAATACATATGGATAAACGTGCCAATATTTAAAGTTGTTTGTCGGAGTTGTAGATCCGCCAACTGTCGTTCCACCTGCTGGTTGGTCTACTATTGTTGTTCCATTAACTTTAATCATAATTTCATTATCACCAGCAATACCTATATAATAAACCTTGGTTGTTGCAACATTTATTGTTGTACAAAAACTAAGTGTACCAATATAATTTGGGTTTCCACTAACCCAAACTCCGTTATAATTCATTCTATTAGCCCAGAATAATTCACTAACTGTCATACTAGCGTTAGTTCCAAAATAACTACCGTTATATGCGTAATTACCACTAGTTGAACTACCATTTAAATTGAAATCACTAACATTATATATCAAAACACCAAAATCGCCATAAGCACCGTTAGCGGCGCCAGTTCCTGGTTGTTTTGTGTCTACTGACGTTGCACTTGTTATTGTTACTTTATAACAACCTAAACCATCATTTGTCACCGTATATCCCTCATCACACAAGCAAACAGGTCCACTATCAAATGTATATGGTCCAACACTATTATTACAAGTACCTGAACTAGTTAAAGTAATACCAGTATATATCCCCATATCAATATCATATACTTGACCAGTTGATAGGTCGTTATACGATTGAGTTGAAAATAATAAAGTGTTCCCAGGTGTGCCAATTATATCAAAAGGCCCACTATTTGTGGAAGATCCAGCCGCTAATGTTATTGTTACGTATGCCATATTTGTCTATTATAAATATACTATTATTTCAAATTATTCTAAAGGTTTAACAACCAAAACAACTATTAAACGCGACTAATCCAATTATGTAGTTTTGTGAACCACTTGATGCTGGGTTTACATCCATAATCCAAGCATCAGTTATTATTTCATAATTTTGTAAAGCTGGCCCATTTACAGTACTAACACAAGAATAACCATTAAGTATTGTTATAGTATGTGCGGTATTAGTACCTAAATCACCAATTATTCTCACATCAACGGTAACATTTGTGTTCACCGAAACATCGGAATTTACTTGTACCGTTGTACTATTATTACCACCGGCCATTACACAAGCACTAATTACAACATTTGTTGCATTTGGATTACACTCAATACATCCAACTGGTGGTGTTGAGTAGTATTCACAACCGTATCCACAATTGTAATAACCTAGATAAGCTGTTGTTGTTGGTGTAGGTGTTGGTGTTGACGTTAAGGTTAACGTTGGTGTGTTAGTAGGTGTTGATGTTAATGTTGGTGTGTTTGTCGCTGTTAATGTAGGTGTACTTGTTGATGTTTGTGTTGGAGTGTTTGTTGCGGTTAATGTAGGTGTGTTTGTTGATGTTTGTGTTGGTGTGTTTGTAGGTGTTGATGTTAACGTAGGTGTATTAGTTGCAGTTAATGTAGGTGTACTTGTTGCAGTTAATGTTGGTGTATTAGTCGCGGTTAATGTAGGTGTACTTGTTGATGTTTGTGTTGGTGTCGGAGTTGGTGTTGGTGTGTTAACAACATATTGAATGCTAAAGTCACAATCAACAGTTGGGGTATTAGTAGGCGTACTAGTTAAAGTTAATGTTGGTGTATTTGTTGGTGTTTCCGTAGGCGTTAACGTAGGTGTTAATGTTGGTGTTAACGTTGGTGTGTTAGTTGCGGTTAATGTAGGTGTGTTTGTAGGTGTGTTTGTCGGTGTTTCCGTAGGTGTACTTGTCAACGTTAATGTAGGTGTATTCGTAGGCGTTAATGTAGGTGTCGGAGTTGGTGTTGGTGTTGCAGTATTAACAACGTATTGAATTGCAAAATTACAATCAATAGTTGGGGTATTAGTAGGTGTACTAGTTAAAGTTAATGTTGGGGTATTCGTAGGTGTTTCAGTCGGGGTTTCTGTAGCTGTTAAGGTTTGTGTTTGAGTTGGTGTATTCGTAGGAGTTAATGTAGGTGTAGGTGTTAACGTAGGTGTTGCTGTTGGTAACATATACACATCTTCGGTAACACAAGAAACGTTTTCATTTTTTAATATTAAAGATGTTACTCCATCTGGAACAAACACATTTACACCATTACCAGTTATTAAACTAGTATACGTCATCCCGGTTGCAGGTTGACTTGATGATGTTATCGTGGCAATAGTAACCGGATTCACACTGTTGTAGTAAACTGTGTAAGGTCCAGAAGCTGTTCCTGATGTTATCTTTATATCAAAATACCTTGCCATTTATTTTTATTTTTTATGTATATTTTTTTTCATTTTATTTATTATAATGCTTTTTTTTAACTAGGTGTACAGTTAGTGTCGCTTATATTATTATATGATAATGAGTTATTTGTTACATTATATGTGAAATATCCAATTTTTACATAAGTAAATTGCGCAGAGCATACTTTAGAACTATCATTTGTAAAATATGATTCAGATAATGATGTGCTAAAATCTACTCCGTTATTAAGTGCTGTGTCAATTAGGTTAGTAGATTTTATTGAACGTTTAACTGTTACAGTTTCATCAACTGCCGTTAATCTAGTTCCATATAAATCAAATGTATATGTTGTTACACCTTCATAATCACTCTTTAATTTAGCACTATTGATTGCGAATCTATAAAATCTAGTACTACCATTTATTGATTCACTTTGTCCAGCGATTAAATTAGAAGTGGTTGCTGAAGTTGATTCTGTTGGTAAATGTCTATTTGAATCAACGTTTGAAATTGATACATATGAACCATAATCTGCAACCCCAGTAGTTGATTGATATAATCTAAAATTATGAGTATCGTACCCCGCGTTATTCATTAACAAGTCAATGAAAATTGCGTTTACTGTTACTGGTTCACCAACTGGTGCGCCTGTTTCGGTAAATGACGCCTCAAATAAACAATCAATAGTTGGTGTAGGCGTACTTGTTAATGTTTGTGTTGGTGTGTTTGTTGGTGTTAATGTTGGTGTAGGTGTAGGTGTAGGTGTTGCGGTATTAACAACGTATTGAATACTAAAGTCGCAATCAATAGTTGCCGTTGGTGTTAATGTCGGAGTATTAGTTGGTGTTTCAGTCGGTGTTTCAGTTGGTGTTAATGTTGGAGTGTTTGTTGGTGTTTCAGTCGGGGTCTCTGTTGGTGTTAATGTTGGAGTATTAGTCGGAGTTTGTGTTGGTGTAGGCGTTGGGGTATTAACAATCACATCAAAATCAAAATTACAATCAACAGTCGCTGTTGGTGTGTTAGTTGGGGTTAATGTAGGTGTTGTTGTTAAAGTTTGAGTTGGTGTAGGCGTAGGTGTGTTAACAACATATTGAATTGAGAAATCACAATCAACAGTTGCTGTTGGTGTTAATGTAGGTGTTTCAGTAGGTGTTTGTGTAGGTGTTTCAGTAGGTGTTAATGTTGGGGTATTGGTTGGTGTTTCAGTAGGTGTCTCTGTTGGCGTTAACGTAGGTGTATTAGTTGGTGTAGATGTTGGAGTCGGTGTTGGGGTATTAACAATTACATTAAAATCAAAAGTACAATCAACAGTTACTGTAGGTGTATTAGTTGGGGTTAATGTAGGTGTTTCAGTAGGTGTCTCTGTTGGCGTTAACGTAGGTGTATTAGTCGGTGTTTCTGTTAATGTTGGTGTAGGTGTAGGTGTTGGGTCATTAACAATATATTGTATACTAAAGTCACAATCAACAGTCGGTGTAGGTGTTAATGTAGGTGTTTCAGTAGGTGTCTGTGTTGGTGTCTCTGTTGGTGTTAACGTTGGTGTGTTAGTTGGCGTTTCAGTCGGTGTCTCTGTTGGCGTTAACGTTGGAGTATTAGTTGGGGTGCTAGTCGGTGTAGGTGTTGGTGTGTTAACAATTACATCGAAATCAAAAGCACAATCTACAGTAGCCGTTGGGGTTAACGTAGGTGTATTTGTTGGAGTTTCAGTTAAAGTTGGTGTAGGTGTCGGTGTTGGTGTGTTAACAATATATTGAATTGCGAAATCACAATCAACAGTCGGTGTTGGTGTTAATGTAGGTGTCTCTGTCGGTGTTAATGTAGGCGTCTCTGTCGGTGTTAAAGTCGGAGTATTGGTCGGAGTGCTAGTTGGTGTTTCAGTTGGTGTTAACGTTGGAGTATTAGTTGGGGTGCTAGTCGGTGTAGGTGTTGGTGTGTTAACAATTACATCAAAATCAAAATTACAATCAACGGTTGCCGTTGGAGTATTAGTTGGGGTTTGTGTAGGTGTTGTTGTTAAGGTTTGTGTAGGTGTTGGTGTTGGAGTATTTACAACATATTGAATACTAAAATCACACTCAATTGTTGCCGTAGGCGTTAACGTAGGTGTTTGAGTTGGTGTCTCTGTAGGTGTACTCGTCAACGTTAATGTTGGGGTATTCGTAGGTGTTTCAGTTAACGTCGGAGTTTGAGTTAAAGTTTGAGTTGGTGTAGGCGTAGGTGTGTTAACAACATATTGAATTGAGAAATCACAATCAACAGTTGCTGTTGGTGTTAATGTTGGGGTATTAGTTGGAGTTGACGTTAGTGTTAACGTAGGTGTGTTAGTTGGTGTTAATGTTTGTGTTGATGTAGGTGTTGGTGTTGGAGTATTTACAACATATTGAATACTAAAATCACACTCAATTGTTGCCGTAGGTGTTTGTGTGGCTGTTAAAGTTAACGTTGGTGTATTTGTTGGTGTTGTTGTTAAGGTTTGTGTTGGTGTAGGTGTTGGAGTATTAACAACGTATTGAATGCTAAAGTCACAATCAATTGTTGCCGTAGGTGTTTGTGTAGCTGTTAAAGTTAACGTTGGTGTATTTGTTGGTGTTAAAGTTGGTGTTAAAGTAGGTGTAAACGTTGGTGTAGACGTTAACGTTAACGTAGGCGTATTAGTTGGTGTACTAGTTACAGTTTGTGTTGGTGTACTAGTTGGTGTGCTAGTTAAAGTTTGAGTAGGCGTACTTGTTGGTGTACTTGTTGGCGTCTTTGTTGGTGTTACCGTAGGTGTTAATGTAGGTGTAGGTGTAGGTGTTCTTGTTTGTGCAACATATACTTCACCACATTCAACAACTGGTGTGTTATCACAATCCTCAACACCCATTTCTCTAGGGAAATAGTTTGTGTTAGAACCATTTACATATAATTGTTCTAAATCAAAGTTTAATGAAACAAATTTATTTTGTGTGAATGATAATAAGATTTGTTTGTTATTGTCACCATTAAAAAGAACCACATCACCTGTACCGTTCCAGTTCAAGTGATAGAATATGCTTCTTGAGCAATAATCCAATTCAACAGTTTCAACTTCAATTGGGAAACCAAGCTGGTCCAATAACATATCTCCAGCGAATCCGTCATAATATGATGTATTAACATCACAACAAGGTTCTTCTGGTGGTGTTTCTTTTAATAATAAATCTTCTGGAAACGCACTTGTGAAATTACCATCACGCAAAATTCTTAATTCTGTTGTTGGTAAAACTTCAAATTGGTTGTTAATTAAATGTTTCTTAACCGAACCCAAACAATCTTTATTTGTTATTTGAATTAGTTTATATGTAAAGCTAAATGAGTATCCATTTGTTGCTGCGTTTCTAAAATCTGTTGTGGCAAATGGGCATGGATTAAAATCTGCGGATAATATATAATCACCAATGTTTACGTTTTCAATTGTTGTTTCAATTAAAGCACCAGAAGTAATCGCAGCATCAACAATCGCTTTAGTTGATACGTTTACAGTGCTACCGGTTGCTTTTAAAACAATTGACCCGTGCTTAATACCATAATTAAATGTTTCACGATATTGAACTTTAGGTTGTATTGTATAACCAGTGTAGTTGTCACAAAAAGTAACACCTGACATTGTTGATAAAACTAAAGCGTCTTTTGTACCAATTAACTCAAAGAATTGTGTATGTGATCTACCATATCCTAGTGGATATGGATCGTGCTCTACTTTAAGTTGTAGACCTTCAATTTTTATTTTTTGTTCGCAGTTTGCTGCGTCTGTAAATAATAATTCAATTGGATTACCATCAATATCCCCATCTTCGTAAACGTCTGGTATGATAAACATACATGGCTCACCAATAATTTGTTGAATTTCTAAACCACTAATATTCTCGTTGAAATTCTCAGCATTTTCTCCGCAATCATAAAATATGTTAACCGGCCAAGAAGTTACATCGTCTTGATTTCTAGTGGCTCCGCTAATTGTAATGTAAACATCACTTTTAAGTCGACAATCTTCGGTACCTTCTTCATATATGTCGCAAGGTGTTGAAACATAAACTTGCATGCATAGTGGCTCTTCATATAAAAATTCTGAAGAGAAGAAGAAATCAATTTGTTTTGTACAAACACCATCAGCGTTTTTTTGTGAAAAGAATTTAACTTTTTCAATACCGTCAGTGTCAACAAAAAACTCATGAGATAATATTGGTAAATCAACATTACATGTTGCTCCTGATGTAATTGCACTATATGGTATATAATCAGTTATACATCCTGCACTATCTCTTGTGTGTGTTGTATTAATCTGGTCAATTAAATCTGATAAAGCATTTTTCCAAGAAACTTTTATGGTCGAAATATCTAAACCAATCCATTCTTTAAAGTCACAAATAAGTGGAGCATAAGATGTTCCAGACACAAATGAAGTGCAACCAGTTTTTGGTGTGAATTGATCAAATAGTGTGGTACCGGTTAAATTAACTTTAGTGTCTCCAGTATATTCTACCCCGTCAACGTCAACAATTAAATGGTATGTTACCCCCGTAAGTTTTAATAAACCTCTTAAATTTGATTCAGTACCGATTAAAGTTTCTAAATCCTCTTCAATAGCTGTTTCAAATTCAGGATATAAATTATCAACAAACTCTGTTGGTGTACATGGTTTAACGTATTGATATTTTGGTCTACCGAAAACATTATTCTCTGTTAAGTTACCACCTAGCCATAAAGTTGTTGCTGGAATAATTTGATTTAAGATGTTAGGCCAATAAGGACCCATCTTGTCAACAAATTCGTAAACACTAACAAAATCGTATGATGTAAAACCAGAATGTGAAATGTATTCACGATAGATTTCTTCTAATGCGATGTAATTCTTTTTGTATTTTATTACATGAGAATTTCTAATATGATTTTTTAATACGTTATCAAGATACTCAGCAAAACTAATCTCGGTTTGAACATCTAGTGTGCCAAAAGATAATGTTAAGTTTTGTGATTTTCTCCAAATATCATAATCAATTGCTTTTGAAGATGATACGAAAACGTTTATATTTTTTCTATTTAATATTAAATTAGTTGAATCTAAATCGTCAACTATTTGTCCTTTAACATTATCAATACTACTTCTTAATTCATAACCGTAATCTAATCCTGGTAATGTTCTATAATAATTGTAGAAGTCCTCACCATATGTGAATTCTCTAGATTTGGTTTTTAATGTTTTAGTTCTACCCGTTGTAATTGAATTAGCTTCATCTAAAACATCATATGATCTGTGGTCTAATGTTTCCTCATACCAACCAGAACCCATTTGAAAGAACACGTTCTCATCATTTGTTGTTGGTGATATTGGTAACCCAGTATTTTCATCAACAGGGAAATCGGTTCTAGAACTAAATGATGTTGATGCCGTTTCTTCAACAATGTCATATGTGTAACCAGTAGTGTTAAAGGTTAACGTTTTATTGACTTTGTTGCCTTGCATAACATCAAAGATATCTTGCTCAATTGTTGAACTAGGTAAACTTGATTCAACGTTATAAACGAACTCATCAATTTTTACCATTTGTGGTGGTGCACCTATAAACCTTAAAAAGAAATCTAAACTACTTCTAGTACCTTTAGATTTATAGATATGTGCTAGGTTAACAACAATTCTTCTATAAAATTCAAGTTCTGCTTCAACTAAGTTTTTACCTATTGAAACCCCGTCGTATGTTTGAATTGAAGCGTTATATATTTGATCTTGTAATGTTTTCTCATCAAACATATTAATTGTATTAAAACCTAACGTGTTTGCTAAGTTTTTTAAGAATACATCTGGTATGTTATTGATGGTATCATAACTAACATTACGCATGTATGCAATGTTGTCAATATATTTTTTAACCTTATCAAAATTTTGACCATATAATTGGAAAATTTTATTGGTTTTTTGGTCATCTGTATCAAATTCAAATAATTGTGGTGATGATAGAAATCTAATTATTAAATCAGATTTGTACTCATCTACCTCAATCGCAATTGAGTTAACAGTGTCAATATAGTTTTGGTATTCTAAACCAACAATTCTAATATTCCAACCGTCTTTAGATACTGGCCAATTAACTTCAACTGGAATAATTTCGGTTTTTGTTCCGCCGGAAGTATCTCTAGGTATTTGAAACGTTGTCTTATATATTGGTAGTGTTTCTCTATTTAAAATTGTTTGTTCTAAATCGTCTAACCCTATATAAAACTCTTCGACAACGCCGTTATTTGGGCGAATTAAATATGAACTTGTATATGTTGAACCAGTAAATGGCTTACCAATAACTTCGAACCCAACAACATTATTAACATCTGGCTCCGTATATTTTGTTACAGTATAAGTTGTGTTGTTAACATCAACGGCATATTTTTTATATGCTGAATATAAATTTCTTATACTATTTGTTGTTTCTCCAGTAACAACAACTGTCGGTTCAACTAAAACAACATCTAATGGATTATACATTAATGATGTTTGTAATGTAAACGTAGTTCTATTTGTGATTATATTGTAAACAATATTTTCAGCGGTGTTTTTGTTAACACCAACAGGTGATGTACTATCTGCTAAAAGTGCTGCTGGGAAATTATTAATAATCCTAGCTGTTGAAACTCTAAATCTTTCTCTTAATGAACCATATAATGATTTTCCGGCATCTGCTTTAGAATCGTTAAATTTGATTGGTCTTTTTTCACCTGTCGACTGTGTAACAGTTGTTGGTGATTCTGTTTCAATTTTTAAATCTTCTAATGTTAAAAAATCTGAAAACGGCGCAGTTTTAAACGATTTTGAATCTTTTTCTGGTATGATTTTATCTAAAGCAAAATTGGTATTGGTCAATTGACTAGTTCCATCGGTAATTTGACTACCGATAATACTGTCGGAAAATGTTTGATTTCCGCTCGTTGCTTGACTTGGTACCTTATATTTTGCCATTATTCTGTAATATCATTAAAGTTTAAAGATTCATCAATAGTTGTTCTCTCTTCACGAACTTCATATAATGTTTCATTAAATTCGTCTTTAACTTCGTAAAGATTAAATTGTTTGTATATATAATTTTCTTTATTGTATATGCTGTATATACCACTATTAATTGCTTTAGTTTGATTACCATAAAGAGCAAGTGCTAATGTCGATGCATCATGTTCAACCATTTCAACCTCAATTGTTGTTGGGTTAAAGTATGTATTTGTAATGATTATTTCTTGGTTTGGCTGACCAATAAAAGGTATTGTATTCGGTCTGTTTGCTGGAGACGATGATGGTGTCACCGTCAAAAACATTAAATTACTAGCAGAATCAGTATATCTATAACGAATCGCTTTTTGTGACGAGTTTGTTAAATTAGATGTGATTGGCTCACAATAAAATGAAGAAGTCACTATTCGGTAAAAATTAGGAACTTTTTTATGATTAGCATCTAGATATTCAATTCTGTGACCAATTAGACCTTGAGGTGTGAACTTGTTTCTATCCTCTGTTTCAATATTACCTAAATCTACAATAATACCTCTAACTGATGGTAATGACGCTAAAACCCCACAATCAGCTATTAATGTTCTAATTTGTTTAGGTCTAATATGTAATGTATATATTCCAATATCTGTGAAATCTGACGATTCTAATTTTAGATTGTACATACCACCTAAAACTTCAACACCATTTGAAGCACCCGTACTATCATTATGATATACTGGAGTTAAAATATCTGTTGCAGATAATTTTTTCAAAATTGGGGCGGAATCTGTCGACCTTGTCGCCGCATAATGGTAGATGATTTCAACATCTTCTGGTGATGCGTCTGCTGGTCTAACTATTCCGTATGATCCTACTGCCATGTGTTTTAATAATAAATATAATTTTTATTGTTTTCTTACTGTAAAAAATCCATTTCCATACACTTCTAACTCACCTAAACTGTCAACTTCACCTAATCTTAAGTTATATTCACAAACACCCTGCTTTCCTCTTTCAACAAAAATGTCAGAATATATCACAGGATCATCAATAAACCCTAAAAAATGTTCATTTCTGGTTAACATTGCGTTTATTGTTGATTCTATTTGAAATGACGCCGTGTTCCCAGAAATATATGTAGAACCATCAGATAAATCTTTATATTGTAATCCATCTAATGTGTATCCTGTATATGCGTATGTTTCACCTTCAACTGTTGTTGTTCCGGTTGTAATTCCACTGTACGAATTTCCTGAACCATATAATTTTAATTCGTCTACTCTACTAGTACCAACTCCTAAGAAAGTGGTGGTACCCGTATGTCCGGTAGCATAATCATAATCGTTCAAGTAATCTTGTGTAACTCCAGTAATGCTTGTATATGGCACATCAAACGTTAGTGTTCCTAATGCATTTGTGCCGGTATACCCACTAACCAAAGGTACCTGTATTGTTTTTTCAACCTCTTGAACACCCCAGGGGCTATCCATTGTTATTGTTATTGTTTTTTCACCGCTACTAGTATATGTGTGTGATGTATTTGATAGTAATGTAAATCCGGTTAACAATGCACCGTCACCCCAATCAACTGTAAATTCGGCTTCAACAAGTTTTTTTAACCTATTTGTACTTCCGGTATTATAAACTGTAATCGCATTACCATTTCCTGAATAAGTAAAATTACATAGCTGTTCTATTTGTTCTAATTCACCATCAAATTCCACCATTACCCCCATCTCATCCAAATCTGCCTCTAAAAATATTGGTACATTGAACGTTTTTCCGGTATTTTGTAATATTTGAAATTGATTTTTATTCATTTATTCTGGTATTTCATAAAAATTTATTGGTGTTGTTCTTAAACCCTTTCTAGATCCAGTTGAACCATTATACTCATAAATAACATATGAATGATTTGTCATATCTGTTTGCACTTCATAATACAAGTCATCATCTTGATTTAATTCTGATCCAATAATATTTTTATTGGAAAAACTTAAAATTGAACCATCCTCAGCATTAAAAAATCTAGCTGAAATGTAAAAAGTGTCACCAGAATAAACGGAATTATCTTGGAACCAAAAGAAGTACATGTTTTCACTATTCCTGTAATTGTTACCAGTAAAAACTGGAACATGGATATAGTCACCTAAAGAGGTATAGAATACTTTTTGACCTAATGGTAATGATAATGTTTTGGCAAATATTAATTTTTGTGTTTCCTTTTTTGGTGTGCTATAAAATTCTATTCTGAAGAAACTCTTAACAGTATGTGCTAATAACATAGCATTCTCTTCTGGAGATATACCAACTAGATTATAATCTAAACCATTTGAATACCCATTATTAGCGTCTAAAAAATAAAAGTAAAACCAAATATCGCTTTGATTGATTCCTGAATTTAAATATGGTTCATGTATGTATCTGGTCGTTTCGTAGTTATCAACTTGATTGATAATTTTTTTCATCGTTTCTTTTTCATAACTAGCAAAGTTTTCTTCCCAACCAGCATTAGTTTTGAAATCAACGGATTGTGGAATGTTTAAATAAAAATCATCAGTTGTTTTTAAAATTTTCATTAACAGATAGTTTTCTTTTTACCAAACGCTCTAATGCCATTTGTTTTATTTAAATATTCCTTCTCATTTCTCATATAGAAATTAATATCTTGCATAACATAATGTTGACCATTAACAAATGGAAAATTTGTTCCGTTACCTTCGTCATCGATATATCCGTGGTCATAAACGTCTCTCCATTTCCAAATACCTTCTTTTGGAAAATATTGTACGTTATCTGGTAAATCATATATATTATCCGTATTTGAAGTTTCAATATATGGCGAAAGTTGTCTTAATTTAATTCTATAATGTGGTTGATAATATAACCCCATTTTATTTTGTGCGCTATTACCCACATAATAAACAGAATCATCTTGATTAAAGTCGAATATTGAAACTGGGTTAGTGATTTTATGTAAAGATTCACTAATAATTCTTTCTTTTAAATTAACTGGGTCATATTCCACAAAAGCACCAATTAATACAGTGCCTTTTGGTAATGTTGTTCCACTACTAAATGTATAAGTGTCTGATCCTTGAGTTCTTGTAAATGTTTGACCAGACATTCCGGTTTCATTAGATGTTGATCCGCTGAAGTGTTCATCAACCCATGAATTATGTAAGTGAAACTTATATCCCACTTTTGGTGGGTATTCAAAATATCCAGAGCCATTTTTAAAAACAACAGACAAGTAAACTTCGCTTGGTGTAAAATCTAAATTGTTAGTAATACCAGTTAAAATAAATGGTTCCCTAAAATCAAATATCACTGACTCCATTCTATTTTTCTCAACTAACACATCGTTTTCTTGCGCGCTATTTTCAAATAATAATTTTTTTTCATCCTCAAATATTGGCGTTTCAAATCCTGCCTTATCCATTATATAAGCTGAATTATCTGTAAGTGTTTTATGTTTATGTACATAATACGAACAAGTTGTTCCTGTTACGTCGTTATCACTTAAACATCTTTTAATCATAATCACACCACTAATAGTGGTTCCACTTAATTCGGTTTTGTCAACATTAATAACATACTTTTCAGATTCATAAACTTCATCACCAATACTTTTAATTGAATGTGCCGTACCATTGATAACCACAAATTCTTTTTGTTCAATTCCGTGAGGGACTGGTGTTGTTAACTTATAATAACTTCCTTTATCGGTTACTCTTGCCGGTATTCCGTGTTTAGCTTTATTTCCACTTGGTGTTTTTACCCCGCCGGTTAATGTATACGCAATAGGGTATTCGGGGTCAGAACCATAAACATAACTAAGATATAAATTCCAGTTATGGTATGGTGCGTCCATAGTTGATATTGACGCATGGTTATTGTTTCCTGTAACGCTAACACCATAACCACTATACGTGCCCATGGTTCCAGCATTTACATCTGGCTCTGTTATGACTTCACGCAATAAATCACGTCTTAAAAAAGCAAATTCATCATATGGTAAGTAACCTTCATTTTGTGCACCAGTTGCTCCGTCACCATTTAGATATAACGACTTTTGTAATTTTGCATATCCTGTTGTTCCAGAATATAGATTTCTAAAAATCATTTTTAATTTACCATATATTTTATACTTAGGACTTTCGTTTCTCTCCTCACCAAATAATTCTTGAACATCCAATAATATTGTTTTGTCACCTTCTCTTAACAATTCTTCAGATGTATTCAAACCAATTTTAGTCACCAAATCTTTTTCTGGTGCTTTAGCGTATTCCTTTTCTGGTAATATAATTTGTCTCTTTTCCATTATTCTGCTGATGGGAATGCTCCTTTCGGACCAAATCTTTCAATAAACTTATCCAAGCCGGTTTTGCCTGGTCTTAAACCGAAATAAAATAAAAATGGTGTTGATAAAATCTGTTTTGAACTACTATAATAATCTTGTGTTTTTCTAATTATAAAGTCATCGGTATAATCCCATGATTGTGAATGCCAACCTACTATTCCATCTGTTCCTGCATTACCATATCTTGTATATAACGTACCTGATGTTGGTTCTATTTGAGTACCACTAGTATAATATAGATAAGTAAATCCTGGATACTCACCATTATATGATGCGTGACCATCAGATGACGATACCACATCAAATTCAACTGTTGTTGTTACATCAATACCACCAATAGTTAAACCAGAGAATGTATATGTCATTGGTAATAACAGATATTTGTCAGAAGAATCATCCGCCGCCGATGTTAAATTATAGCCATAAGTCATTCCTTGTAAAGGTTGTACTTGAACATTTCCATAATCCCATCGTTGATTATCTAACGTTGTTTCATTATGTGGTCCAAATCCGGTTCCGCCTTTTTCCCATAAATAAAATGGTACTGGTTGAGCCGATTCTGTCAATCTACCCTGTACAAGTGTTAACCCGTCATTTGCGATATGTGTTGGTTCATTTAAGCAAGCTCTTTGTCTTTCGCCGTCTTCGGCAAATTCAAAAGTTACTGGTAATGGTCCATACACATTTGTTCCGTTTTTAAACACACTAGGGTATACATCTGGATCTAATACTTGATATGAATACCCAAGATATTTTGGGCTTTGTAAATCAAATGGTTCAATACCAACTTCATTATTAATGGATATTAATTGCATAATATCACCATCCAACACCTTATTAATACCGTTTACTTTAAATCCTTCATTATCAAAAAAATTATTAATATCATGTTCATTGTTACTAACATCCATTCTATAGTTAATTGCCAACCCTAACAGTTCACCAAAATTTTTATATGATGTTGGACCAATCTGTCTACTAACAGAACAGTTTGGGTCTAAATTTGGATCAGTGCAAATTTCTTTAATGAATTCATCTCTAGGACCTAAATCAACAAATGTTGTTGGGCGATTAATTCTTTTTTTGGTAAAAAATAAACTAGCGCCTGCCCCCCAAGCAGTTGTACTAGGATTATACGGGCATGATCTGTAATAAAATATATTTTGATCTGGCGCCCATTTTATAATATCTTTACAATAATCAGCATCTGTTGATGTTTTATTCTTAGCTTTAAATGCAAAGAAATATAACGAACCAGATAACCAGTTATCAACAAATGAATAATTTACGATACCACCACAAAAAAGTTTACCAACACGTTTTCTTCTTCGATATTCTCTCAGTATCTCCCAAACCCTTCTTGTTGATTGGGATCCAGGGACAATGGTGAAAACACCATTTTCAAATTCAGACATACCACTACGGGTAAATTTTTCATAGGAATCACCACCAAAAGATGTAACTAATGGAACACCTGAACTAGGATAAAAAATAATATCGTCTGTACCTGAAAGTGTTGAAGTATAAGCATCTGTTGTTGCACCATATCCGGTATTGGTAATGTTTGTTGCAACAACTGATGTTGTACCAGCATTATAACTTGCTGGTGATATTACACCCGATTGACTGTAATTAGTGTAACCGGTTGTTGGATAATACCAGCTAACAATACTTTCATCATATGGTGTATCATATAATTCACAACCAGATTCTAATTGAACTAATGTTGATGTGTCTGTACCTTCTTTTTCTGTTGCGCTTCTAATTGTTAATGTGTATGATATTGGTTCACCTAATGATGCTTCTATATCTTCAAATGTTATATTGCTATAACTAATAGTATTACCGCTAATATCTAAAACAGGTGTTCCCGAAAATTGATTGGTTAAATTTTGGTTTCCATAAGTCACACTAGATAATAGATAATTTGACTGATTATTTATAAAATAAAGAATACCTGTACCGCCAGAAATTAATGCGGCGCCTAAGGCATCTAAATCTTCGCCAGAACAATTACCTGTTGACGATGGTGCAAATGTTAATGATGTCACATTTAACGTTCTACTATTTTCTAAATAATCTCCAGTTATTGTTACACTACCAACTGAACAATAATCACTACTAGTTCCAGTACCGCTTACAACAGAGCCATAAGTGTCATCACCGTTACATTCCTCACATTCTGGATAGTTTATTAGATATAAACGTCTTTGACCATTTTCTTGTGCTCTAAATGCTGCCTTTTTAATGCTTTTGGCTAATTGTCTAATAGGTCTAAAATCTGCACCATCCCCAATTGTAAATAATAAACGCACTAAAGAATTTGTAAACGTCAATGTTAATAGATTTATTAAATGCTCTAAAAATAATAGAACCTCAGCAATTAATAATGTGAAAGTTACATTTTTAGTACCAAAGTTAACTGGGAATGTATTTGCCGAACTTGTACAATCTTCTTCTTCTGCCGGAACAATTTCTTTAATTGCTAAGAAATTATCGGTTGAGAATGGTACGTTTTTAAAATATGAACTTTGGAAAGATGAAACAGTATAAACTTTATTATATGAAAATCTATAGAAATAATCTTGTGGGTAATTAAACCCGTCGACATTGTTTAATATGTCGCCCATAGCAGATGCGGGGTAATCAGAATATTCGGTTGACCACGCATACGATTTCATTTGGTCGTTACTATACTCTTTAATGTTTGGTAAAAGATAACTTGCGGTTGTTCTAACCCTACCCAATGTTTCGTTCTTAACAGACATTCGCATTCTATAAATGGCTGACGTTGGAATACCTTTGTTTGGGTCATTTGTAAACTCGTTTTCACCAAATTCATTTGTATAGACATAGTCCATATTCATTTCAATTGGCATTACGAATGAACCACTTTCGTCAATATCTTCTTTTGTTTCAATAAGTTCTAATATTGGTCGATTACTTGAATCTCTCTGTGTTGTAAATCTAATTGATTCGATAGTGGAATTAACTGTTACCAAATCACACTTTCTACCCATTTGTCTTCTTGGTTGGCAATTCTTATTAATTGCATTACTATCCTTGTCAGTAAATAAACCACCGATAACAAATGCTTTTGGTTGTATTTTAACCCCTTGACTAGACAAATCAAAGTCGCTTCTAGTAATTCCTAAAGTACATAGTTCGACATTTCCCCAGAAAGGGTGCACTTCAACGGTTCTATCAAAAGAAACGACTTGTGGTAGTGAATCTAAATCTACGCTTGGTTTAAACTGATATGTTGACTTAAATTGGTCAACCCCATAACCATTCCTTAAAAAATCATCTGGGCGTAATGAGAAGCAACCAATGTCAGATAAATCAACATCCACGTGTATTGTTTGTTCACCTAGGGGTACCCCCCAAATCATAAAATCACCTGAAGTATTTGTTTTAACAGTATATTTGTAATATTTCTCATATACCTCTAGAACTTCTTCTCTTGTTAAAATATCTGTCTGGTCTGGAAATGTTCCTGTTGGTTCATGACCGCCGTGTTGTTTTCTTGCTGGAAGTAGATTATAGCGATATCCGTTCTCATTTTTATCTTGTGCTGATTTAAATGGGTATAAAGCTGATACCACTGGGTCATCTTCGTCTTCTTGTGCTAATGGAACAAATATGGATACTCTAGCATTAGGAACGCCAAATCCGTTGTTTACTGATATTCTACCACAAACAACGCCATAGTCGGCGCACAATGATGCGTAAGTGTCTTGTTGAGTAAATTTTAATGAAAGTATCTCTAATAAATCGAATTTCTGTTGTAATTCAACAGTAACCAATTTATCCTTCCCAACATTTGTTAAAATTCTATGTTTTTGAACCATACTAATATAAATAGAAACCTACTGATTTTCTAATGTAGAATATAAGTAAAAAAACTATTAGTATGTAGTGGAACCTAAGGTTTTAACTCTTATTTTAATATCTTTATTTGGAAATCTGATTTGAAATATCTGATTTGCTTTCATATATATGGTTGAATCAGATTGTACAATTTCTTTTGTTACAGGATTTGACTCTTGAGCAACCTGCGCTGTTGAATATTCTCCACCAATTTTGTTAAAAACTCTAATACTAACCACGTTAACAATACCAGAAATATCGTTGATTTCTTTTTGCAAATCACCCACAAATAACGGGTCTCCCATCTTACGTTTGTCGATTGAGAAATAAGCTGTTATTTTAGTAATTGCTTCTCTTAATAAATCCGCTTGGTTTTGGTTTTTATCAACCACCAAATCGATTTCTAAACCCATATCAATAACCTCACCACTAACAATATCCAAATAGTCGTTAATCATTCTATATTCCGACAAGTAATTTAAAATATTGTTTTTTAGGGTGTTAGAAACGGTATCACTTAAGTTACCATTCTCATCATATGATAATAACTTAATTCTCACTCTGTTGTTTTCTTCCATAACATTAACTTTGGCCGGAGCCCCGAATGTTGATGGCATATTTTCAATCAATGATTTATAGTCATTAAGGGTAACTGCTCTGTTTTGTGCCGCAAAATTATATGCAACCATATTTCTTAATTCTTCAACAGTTGGTTGATCCGCCCCACCGACAGCCGGTGTTACGTTTGTAACTTGTAATGATTGAGATACTTGGTTATTTATAGAACTTAAAGGACCCGTCATCACAAAATCAACATTTTCTACCGTTGTTAAAACACCAACCCCTAGATTACTTTCCTTACCACCACCAATCCTATATTTTACAAATAAGGTTGTGTTTGCTTTAGGAATTGTACCCATTGACATATTATTTAGATATGTTCCTAGGTTAACCTTTAAATTACTTGTAATATAGTTGTCCAAATTATCTAACGGATCAACATTACCTGAACCAAATGTTAATGAGAAATAACCTTCTGGTGTGTATTCTGTAATAAATTTATTTGAAACCTTAACATTTGTACCTGCAACAAAATTCTTTTTGTCAGAAGTGCTTGTAGGGTCTTTAATGAATACTTTATCTTGTATTAGTGTTTTAACCTCATACCATTTATTAGTTGAACTAATAAATTCAGAAGCATTTGGATTAGCACCGAAAGACGTTCCTTCTTTATGTATAATTGAAGTAACTCCTAGAACATTTTTTTCAGGTAAATAGAGTTTTAAGAATGGTTTTTGGTCTCTTTGCGTGATTGCTCTTCTAAAAATTTTAGTAACACCATTAACAACAGCTTCTCTTTTTGTAATCGTATATGAAATCAATTTATTATTGGCATCAGAATTTGGTATTTTTAATCTGTTTGGTTCTCCTCTGTCATTAAATGGGTTAGAAAAATCAATATCAGAAATTGTTTCAAATATTTGACCACCCCCAGACACTTGAGCGCCAGCTCTTAAGATACCTTCGTATCTTTCATCATCCTTATCACCTCTAACTGGTACATTAATACTAAAATCACATAATGAAACGGCCGGTCTTTGACCTGGAACCCTAATTCCGTATGTTTTTGCTATATGAAATAATGATTGTTTTTGTTGAGCAAAGTCCAGCATAGTTTCTTGCCAAACCCTATCTATATGGTAATGTAAGTTATCCGCAACAGCGGCATTTAAATCCAATGACACCGAAAATATTGATGCGTCATTTGTATTTTTAATTAATTCGGGATAGTAATCTTTTGTTAAATTAACTAACTCTTCTCTAATTCCCGCGAAATCTCTATTCGTGTACGATATTTTTTTACTCATCTTATATGTTAATAATTATAAAATCACTTGAACCAAATGCCCCATTATTTACTGTATAATCAATTCTTACTTTTGCTGTATAAGGTTTGTTTGATGAATCAGATGTTCTAAATAATCGACTATCTTCATCTTCACTAACACTAACCTGTTCATCTGGATCATTTTCAGCGTTAACAACCTTTATTGAATTTATATCTAAATTTGGAATGTATTTTTTTACCGATTCTCTTATTTCGTCTTCAATATGGTTAAAGGTGATAACATCATTTTGGTCAAAAATATATTCATAAATTCTAGTACCAAAATC